GGCTACGGTAAAGACCTTTCACCCGAAGGATTCCGGTCAATGAATCCCGCTACAGAGGTAGTCAAGTTAACCTCCGACGCGCCCACCTTTGCAATGACTCCATGACCACAGGGGTTTCCCCCTGAGCCACTTGCTCGTCATTGCGTCCGGCCCTCTCTCCCAGTCAAGTTTCCAAGAAAGGGCGGTCTACGGACATGCACAACAACGCCACAGGGATACCTCCACCCGGCCGAGGCCGAGGGACTCTTTGAGCCTGTGACTCGAACTCCCCGTTCCAGGGAGTGTGCAACCGGCAGATGCGCGAAGGACAAGTCAACGGAAACACCCCCAGTACCAAGCACGGCGAACCGCCCACGGCACCGGGTTCCGCGACCCCACCTCCTTCACCGCGAACTCACCCGCGCCACCCCTCGACAACGCGTCGAAACACGTTCTTCAGGGCCTAGGACCAACAAGGCTCACTGGATTCACACGCCGCCAGCGAGAGGAGGAGCAGGCTCCTCCACCCACAGACGTGCGAACCTCTCGGAGGCCAGGCGCCCCTCTAATTCACTAGTGCTTTCAAAGTCAAGGGGAACGAAGCCCTCGATCTTCGAATTTGCTGACGGCTTGCACCAAAGCCGCCGATCTCTCGGCTGGAACGAGAGACCGCTACCGAAAGCCGGCCTCGACCCAAACGCTCGCCTGTAACAGGCGGCAGGTCTCTTTCGGTAACAGTACGTCCTGCGGACAACGCCGATCGGTCCCGGTGACCAGCGTTCCGCATCCCTCTTTCCTACCTTACGACCGTGCTGCATCAAGTGTGACCTCAACGCAGCCCTAGCACGTTCGTCCCATGGTTCTCCCTTACCCATGGGTCTCAGTGTTTCGTCGTTCCACCTAGGTGGAACTGGAAGATCGGTGTGCACCCGACGACGAAGCATCGTACGCTGCCTTTGAAAGGCACCGTACGCATCGGACCGAAGTCCGATCTGAGAAGGCAGGAAACCCCATTTCTGTCCGAAACGCCCTCGCACAAACGCGGTAGTCCAACTCCGCGAGAATGCAACGGCGGCCGCGGCATGGTGTAAGCCATGCCAATCGGAACAGAAACCACCTCTCCTCAGATGACGAATCTCTCGCCATCTGCCCGACCTCCGTAAGAAGGTCGTCGAGTTGACCTCGACGACATTCTCTGCCCGAATCGTTTTCTTGTCATTAAGACGGAACCCAGAGGGGTACCGCCCCAAGGGACGCTCGCTGGAGACGACGCAATCGTCTCCGTTCACGAGAAAACGGGACCTACCAGAGTTACGCGCAGCCCACCGCGCGGCCACGTAACTTTGGAGGCAGAGGAGGGGAAAGGAGAGGTAGGCACCCATCATCTGTCCGTGAGATACCTTCCCTCGTATCTCACCGTTCTTCCCAAAGACAATCGGCGACAAGCTTGCGTGCGCAAGGCGTCGAATGGAGCGCGGGACGCTCAAACTTTGGAAGAACATGGCATCGAGAATACACCGGGCAACAACGTGGCTGAGCCCGTCAGTCGCAGACACCAGGTCAACTGAGGTCTGAAACTTCTCGATGCAGACAGATTTGATCCGTTCGGGGGTCGGGGGACCCCGCAGAAGCCAGGGAAATTTCGATAAGTGCGCGTACACGCACTTATGCAGCGGAGCAAGGAGGTCAACGTTCTCATCAAAGATGAGAAGGGGGCGGACCTTGCCCGCTGAGGGAACTTCTGCATAGGAAGCGCCGAGGGAAGCCGGCAGAGCCGACTCCTCAAGGCACAACCTATCGAACTCCTCTTCCCTCCCCGACCAAAGAAGGTCGGCACGGCCGCCTCCCAGGCGTTTAGACGCCTGGGGGACGTGCGCCCGAACGGCCCCGCGATAACCGCGGTCCCATCCGGGGGGGAAGAGTTCGGTCATCACCTTCCGGGTGAAGGCTACATACCGAGGATCAACAGGTGCTGGGGTGGAGAACGCGATTGACTCCCACGACAATCGCGCGGATGGAGAGTGGAGACCGCAACTCGTTGGCAAGTTGCGTTTAATTGACGCGATGGATTGGGCAAGCTCCCATCGCTCGTGTCTCCTCAGTCTCTGGAGGTTGCAGAGACCCTCGCTATCAGGCTTGCACTGACGGCGAGGAAATACGACAGAGGCCCTCTCCTGCCCCTGAAGGAGTAAAAAAGAGAGGTACCGACCCAGTGAGTCGGGCTGAAGTTCCGGCAACTCAGAGTACGGCAAGCCGTACCTGATCCGAACAAGCTTCAGTCCGTTCTGGATGGTCCTCTTGGTGTCTGCCTCTACACGGGAGCAGACAAAACACCGTTTAACACCTGAACCGCTGGCGGAGTTACCAGGTGTGACGGCGGCGGCAGAGCTAGAGGAGCAGGACTCCGAAAGCATGCCAGGCAAGACCAGGGAAAAGCCGCGAGGCACCCAGAGGTCTTGGATCCG